GCGACCTCAAGGAGTTGGATTTTTTGGAAAAGCACCGACACGTTTTCGAGCGGTTTGCAACGTTCGACAATTTGTATGACGGTTACCGTAAGGCAAGTAAAGACAGGCGTTATCAGGGATGTGTGCTTAGGTACACCGACCACCTTGAGGAAAATTTGATAAACTCGGTGAATCAGCTTCAATGGCATGAATATCATGTTGGCGAACTTCACCAATTTTATGAATACTACCCCAAGAAGCGCATCATCAGCAGCCTGCCGTTCTATGACCGAGTGATAAACTGCGGAGCCTACAATGTTCTGTGGCCTATCTATTTGAAGTCTATGTACGAGTACAGCTACGGAAGTATCGATGGACGAGGGCCTCTAAAGGCGGCTTTTGACATTCAGCAATGGATGCGAAACGCAGCAAGGATGAATGGAGATTGGCGGGTCGTCAAGCTTGACATTGCCAAATTCTTCTTTCGGATTCCTGTTGATGTTCAGCTGCGAGAACTTACTCGCCCGCTGGACGACCCAGATATGGTGTGGTTTCTCGAAACGGCCGTCCGGGCGGATGGTCGTCCGTTGGGGCTTCCTGTTGACTGCACCGACGTAACCACGGCTGAACGCATATCCGGTGTTGGGATGCAGTGTGGGTCAATCATAAGCCAGATGACTGGAAATGTTGTTCTCACGCCTCTGGATCACTACATCAAGCGCACAATGCACGTTCCGTACTATGCTCGGTTTATGGATGATATGCTTCTGCTGGTCGATGGAAAAAAGGCAGCTTGGGAGGCAGTGGAAGAGATTGACGGATATCTCCGTGAAAATCTCGGCTTGCAGCTCAACAATAAAACTGCCGTTATTCCTCTCGGCCATGCGGTCGAGTTCGTCGGCCGAAAAATTTCCCCTGAAAAAATTGAACTGCGGCGGCAGACTTCTCTCGGCATGAAGAAGCATCTTCGGTATGTCAGAGAGGCCTACGCCCGCGGCGAGGTTCCCCTTGAGTACGCCCTGAGCGTGATTCAGAGCTATCTGGGCTTGATGCAGGGCTGCAACAACGATGCCCTGCGAAATCAGATTCTGGAGGACTGCGTTCTGGTTCGCCACTCACAAGATATGCTGGATGCAGCAGAATAAAATCAAAAGGCAGCTTCACCCGCCGGGGTGTGGCTGCCTTTTTTGTGCAGGAGGACACAATGAGTATCCAAGAAATACTGACGGCGGGGGGCGGGACGCTGATAGTCCTCCTTACGCTGGTCCAGATCGCCCCCATCAAACTGAATCCGTGGTCGGCCATTGTCAAATGGATCGGGCACGCTCTTAACGCCGAGGTGTTGGAGAAGCAGCAGGAAACTCAAAAGAAGCTGGATGAACACATCCGGGTCGATGATGAGCGGAATGCGAACCTTCTTCGCACCCAGATTCTGCGCTTCAATGACGAGCTGATTGATGATAAGCACCACACGAGGGAGCATTTTATCGAGACTTTGGCCATCATTGATGCCTATGAGGACTACTGCCGCAGTCACCCCAACTACAAAAACAACCGCTGCATCTGTGCGGTAGCGAATATCAAGCGGGTGTACAACGAGCGGCTTCAAAAGCACGACTTCTCTTGAAGGAGGTTTTCTACATGAGAGTCATCGTCTATCAGGCCAGCGACACATCTGCCCTGAGCAAGAACTTCACCCGCAAGGACTTCAAGTGCCCCTGCGGGTGTACTCGCCAGATGGTCGATTCGGAACTGGTCGAAAAACTTCAGGCCATCCGGGATAAGCTGGGCAAGACCATCAAGGTGACCAGCGGATACCGTTGCATCACGCACAATGCCAGCAAAACCGTTGGCGGAAGCCCAAATTCCAAGCACCGCTATGGTATGGCGGCAGACTGGCGCATGGTGGACCGTAGCATCAATCCTGTGGCCTTGGGCATCATCGCCGCCCAGTATTTCAAGGCGGTGGGCATCTACTGGTATGACGGCTGCGCCATCGTACACACCGATACCCGCGATGCAAAGGCAACGTGGCTGTGCGATGCCCCGCGGCACTACCCCAGCACCACCTACCAGAAGTTCATTCTGCCGACCATCCGCCGGGGCTGCACCGGGGATGCAAACCGTACAGCCACGAAGATGCTCCAGCGGCTGCTGGGGCTGACCCCGGACGGCATTTTCGGCGAGGGCACCGAGAACGCTCTGCTGAAAGCGCAGGAGGCGCACGGACTGACCGTGGACGGTATCTGCGGCACGGCCAGCTGGAAGGCCATATCCGGGGCTTCCAAGTACCTGTGAAACATCCGATATAACCAACACGACAAAACGGCGCAGGGGTGGCTCTCCGCGCCGCTGATACTTATAGGAGGCAATATCATGGAAGCTATGCTGAACTTCATCCCCGCACCCATCGCCATCGCTCTGATGCTGCTGGGCTTCGTTGCTCTGGCAGTCGGAGGCATCCGGCTGGGCTACAAGGCCACCGTCAAGGATCTGGCTCTGGAACTGGTCGAAAAGGCCGAGCAATCCATCATGGGCAGCGGTCAAGGCGCCAAAAAGAAGAAACAGGTGTTCGCTGCTCTCCGCGCCAAGTGCCCGGCGGCTATCCGTTGGGCTATCACTGACGAGGTGCTGGATGCTGTCATCGAACACGCCTTTGATGTTATGACCGCAGCACTGGGCAAAAAGTCTTGACTGCTGCATGAGTGCCGTGTAAAATAGAGGCACTTGAAAAGCTTCGGCTTTTGTAGAGAGCGGCCCGGCATGGTCCACTCTTGATTTTATATTTGGCTACCTCGGTAGCGCGCAAAAATCCCCCTGCATTGACCTTCGGGCCAGTGTAGGGGGATTTTTTTGTTTGTTTAGAACTTCATCTGTGCAGCATCTTCAACGCTCACATCGTCAAAACACCGGGTCAGTTCATCAAGGACTTTGCGCTGCGTCTTTTCGCTCAAACCAGCGTTGCGCATCGCCATGACACAGTAGCCGATGCAGGCTGCGTTTGACCACGGTCCATTCAGTGACAGGAGCATTTCTTCCATATCGATTACCTCCGAAGATTTCCATTGTATACGCGAACCAGCACCCAGTCGGACAGCGGTTTGACGTTCCCGGTCCAGTCCCGGAGAGCTTCATCGGTGCCGCAGGCCTCACAGATGTACACGCCATTGGCGTGGCGGCTCAGTGCTCCGTGGGTCAGTTTGTCCGGCATCCTCTCGCCGCAGCGGGGGCACAGCGGCCAGCCCTGCTGCTGGTCATAGAGCATCTTTTCAATAGCTTTTTCGTCCGTCATTGTACTTCCTCCTTAAACATCTCGGCTAACCGAGTGATATGCAAACCAGTGACCGCGCCGCCGGAATAGATAGAACCAATTCGTGAACTCCTGCCCTGTGCAGTCATAGGGGCTGTTGTAACTCTTCAAATAATGATGGTTAAGAAACCAGTTGGTAGCGTCCATCTCGTGCGCCTCGTCCAGCTTATCGGGCAGCTGAACAAGCTCCAGACGGCCGTCATAGTCGGCACTGATAATGCGCACATTGGAAACGGGGCGGTTGTTGTAGGCCCGGATCTCCATCTTGACGGTTGCGGCCAAGTTTTTCACAGCGGCTTTCTTTTCGGCAGAGGCTGAAATATCGCGCTGCATGAACATCAGGAGTGCATACGCATCCCGCAATCTCTCATTATCGGTAATACTGAACATGGTCATGACCTCCTTACTTCATGTTCTGGCGTTCCCACATCAGCCAGCGGTTCACTTCCTCGCCGGGCATCGACTTCGGCTTGCTGGTTTCGATGTACTCCCGCTCTCCGAAGATCTCCAGCTGGTCGATGTCGTCAGGCGACTGGGTGATAATCTTTGCCGGCCAATCGCCCACGCCAGGGACTTCAATGCGGCGCAGATACAGGTTGCTGTCAAAGTACCAATCATTCTTGATGTACCGTTCTTCGGCATCGGTTAACTCGATGGCCTCAATGTACTTGCCGAGCGCACCGAAGACTTCCAGTCTGGTTGGTGCTTTGTCGAAGTCGGTCACATCAAAGAGTTTGATATAGGAGATTCGGCCGCGTTCAACGGCAAGCTCCTCGATGGTGCCGGAGTATTTGTAAAGTTTCATTGTCATATCCTCCAAATGCCCGTATAGCCAGATAGCGCAGCTTTTCGGTTTTTAGGCGGCGGTATTTTCACTCTCGGCCTCTGTCAAAAATGCAGAGGTGAGATGCAACCGGGCGGTCTTGAATTCCGGGCCTCTCATGCCCAGACGCTTGGTCAGCACCCGGAGCATGAGGTCGTGTTTCTGCTGCTGGGTGTACCCGGCAACGGATTTGAAGTGGAGATTGTCGTGGTCACAGTTGATAGCCCATGCGCTCATTGCCAAGCAGAACTGAACGTATGCTTTGATGCGCCCGGCGTGGGTGGTTCCGTTGAACAGCCGGAACTCCACGGTGCCCTTTGTGAAGAATGCATGGAGGTTGATTCCGTGATACCGGGTGCTGTTGTAGTGGGAAGAATCCACACCTCCATCATATCCGTCATTCACCACGCTGTACCAGATGCGCTCTGCATCGTTCCGGCTTGCCCGGCCGTTCTTCTTCATTTCACGGAACAGTGCAGGGTTGATTTTGTGACACCAGTGGTCTGCGCGGTTGCCGATCTGCAGGGCTTCGTAGAACAGATCCTGCCGCCCGGTGGCGAAGTTCAGCAGCCGGCAGAGGCTTTCGGGCGTGTGGTTCGCACCGTCAACGTGGACGTGGATACCACAGGAGCTGTTCGCCATGGCACCCTTCTTGACCAGTGCCCGGATGACCTCTTGCAGGTCGGTGATGTCCTCATACTGGAGAATCGGGGTCACGACCTCGCAGCGGTAGGTATCGTCTGCCTCTACGATTGCACCACCTCTGCGCCGCCGAGGAGTGATGGAACCGTCTCTCATGCACTTCCATACGCGGCCTTTGCTATCCTTGGCCTCGTACGTCTGGTAGGTGCCACCTGCAAAGTGGATACCGCCGACACCGAAGTAGTTGGCGATGACGGAGGCGGCTGTTCCGCGGGAAACGCCCGTCATTTCAATCTCAACGCCGAAGTTTTGGCTCTGAATCGTGACCATCTTTGCGCCCTCCCCTTAGTGCAGCTGTGCAGCGTGCTTGTGGTAGGTGACGGTGTAGCGGCCACCGTGCTTGACGACCTTGATGTCGTCCATCTTCACGCGCCGGACACCGAACTTCTCGTGGATGTACTTTTTGACCATCGGAGCGGCCTTTGTGGTCACATCCAGCGCACTGTCATTGCTGCGGCGGCTCTTGTAGCGGTCAAACCGCTTCTCCTCGGCGGCGTTTGCTTCCTCCTCTGTGCCGTAGAATCCATCCTGTGCGCGGTTGTTCAGACGGTAGAACTTCTTGTTGCTGATGACCTCTAGACGCTCATTCCAGACGGTGTTCCAGCGGTCTTCCTGATTGGGCTTGATGTCGTCCTTGACCCGGCCAACAATCAGCTCCACACCCTCGGTGCCAAGGTAGTTGTTAAATGTGGTGAGCAGCACCCGGATGATCTCGGTGCCGTTTGTGAGGTCGATGTGAGCGACCTCGCCCTGGCTTCCGCCCATCGTTCCGGCGTTGATGTAGTAGCCCTGCGCCATGTAGCTGTTGGCTGCTGCGGTGAACTCTCGGTTGATGTCAATGAACTTCATGCTGAAAACCTCCGATTTACTCTTGACAAATCTTCAATAAAAAAATAAAATGGAGGTGCAAGGGGCTTGTGGATAACGGGCTTTTAGCGGTTAGCGGTTCAGGGTGCGATCCTGAGCCGCTTTTTTGTATGCTTCAAAGCGGGCTACCTGCTCGGCTCTGGTGAGCTTTGCAAATTCCTTGCTTGTCATGGAGCATCACCCCCTTTGGGTTGCTCCCTTGCACCTCGTAACCTCCTCTCTATGTCTATATTATACAACGAATTTCGTTGTATGTCAATAGCAAAACAACATTTTTCGTAAATATTTTTACGAAAAGCGTTGCAATTTTCAGGTAAGTGTGATATAGTGAAGAAAAGGGAGGTGCTTACATGATTCGCATCAAGTTGAAAGCCGTGCTTGCCGAAAAAGGCATCAAACAAAAGGATTTGGTCGCAATGACTGGGATTCGCCAGCCCACTCTGTCGGGCATGAACAACAACTCCGTCAAGCATATTCCGTTGGACGTTCTGGACAAGCTGTGCACCGTTCTGGACTGCCAGCCCGCAGATCTTCTGGAATTCGTGCCGGATGAGAACGAAAAAAGCCCGGACGCTTGACGCATCCGGGCAGGAGAGGTTATTTCTTGCGAGACTTGTTCACGGTCTGAGGGATGTGCCGCACCTCTTTGACCCTACGCTCCGGGTTGGGCTCTCTCACGATGAGGTCATCCAGTTCGCAGTCAAGGGCCTCGCAAATGAGGTCGAGATCATCCAGGCTGACTCGCTCTGCAAAATCGTGGTACAGCTCATTGATGGTCTGGGAGCGAATCCCTGTTGCACGTGCAAGTTCGCTCTGTGTCATCCGCCTTTCGCCGAGGCGGGTAGACAGCAAAATTCTAATCATAGCCTTTTGTCTCCTTTTACCGAAATTTTAGCCGATATGTACCCGGCTTGTCTGCATTTTGGCAGAAAACTTCATATTTCGGGAGTTTTTCCCGATTTTCGGTAAATTAAGACAGAAAAGCGCCCACACTACCGATGATGGTAACGTGGGCGCTTTTTTCATGTCAGGGTGACATTTGGAATCTCGCAAAACAAAACGAACACATTACCGACCATTTGAATGGTGGTTCTGTGTTCGTTTTGCTCTTGATTGGTGGAGCTATCAGGAGTCAAAACGAACATTTTAGCATCCGGTGACAGCCCGCCATCGGGCGGGTCTTCTCCGGTTTCCAAAGGAATTTCGACGCTATTCTGGTCTCCCATGCAGGAGAACACCAGCTTCATGCGGTTATCATCGTAGACATAGACGGCCACGAGGAAGTTTTTGAACAGCTCCATCTGAAAATCCCGGTCGTGGATGTCGCCCTGCTGCAGCAGTTCCAGATAGGAGATGATTTGCTCCCGGTCGATTTTCACGACATCCTCTTTGGCCACATTCAGCTGGACGCTCAGCCGGGATTGCTCAGTCTCAAGCTCGACCATCCGGGTGCGGGTGGCCTCTGTGATAATCCCCATCTCGATGGCTTTCAGCATATTCGAGGTGGCTTTTTTATTTTCCTCCAACTGCTGCTCCAACGCCTCAATCTGGAGGTCATTGTCGTGCTTTTCCCAGTATTCGACCGTCCGATCTGCTATCCACGCAATGACATCATCGGTCAAGCAGTACATCTTGATGGCCTGAGCCACAGCCGGTTCAATGACATCCCGGCGGATGTTCTTCTTGTCACAGGCGTGCTCGGTGCGCCGCTTCTGGCAGGTGTAGTAGTAATGCAGCTCGCCGTTTCTACTGGTGCCAGATACGCCCGTCATGTAGCTGCCACAATGCCCGCAGCGCAGCTTCCCGGTCAGCAGATAATCTTCTGCCCCGACACGGTGCCGGGTTCCGACTGGATTCTTTTTCATCCTCATGGCCTCCTGTACCCTGTACCACAAATCATCGCTCACTATGCGTGGAATGCCATCGGCCACCCGGACATCCCCGTATATGTAGATGCCCCGGTACCGCTCGTTCTGGCAAATACTCTGGAAGCTGCCTTTGTTCCAGTTGGCTCCCTTGCTGGTCTTGATGCCCTGGGCATTGAGATCTCGCGCAATGTCCACGAACAGGTCACCAGCAGCCACACGGGTGAATATTTCCCGCACAACGGCCGCATTCGCTTCATCCAGCACCACACGGCCATCCTCACCCCGCTTGTAGCCCAAGGGCTGCCGACCGTTCGCCATGCACTTGCTGGCGTTATCATACAGCCCCCGGGTGATGTCCTCCGCCATGTTCTCGCTGTAGAATTGATTCACATTCATCATGTTCCTCAATGCGAAACGCCCGGCGGCTGTATCGTCAAAATCTTCCTCGGCGTAGAACACCTTCACGCCGCAGTCTTCCAGTTTGGCCTCGTTGACCATTGCCTGAAGCATATTGCGGCCAATGCGGTTTGACTTCCATGCCACAACCGCCTGAAATTTGCCTTTTTCAGCATCCCGCATCATTCGCTGGAAGTTGGGCCGCTTATCGGTCTTGCCGCTGATGGCCCTGTCCTCATAGGTTCCAACGACGTGCAGCCCCAGCTCGGCAGCGTGCTTCATGCACTCTCTGACCTGCTGCTCAATGCTGACCTCTCGCTGGTTGTGGGAGGAATAGCAGGCATAAATGACGGCATTCTGACCCGCAGCAATATTCTTTTTTCGGGCCATCAACCATCACCTCACGATTATCTTCTTCAAAATTCGCAATATTTTTCCGATTTTCGGTATAATTCTACGAATCACTGAAAAGCGGGTGCATATTTGATATAATTCAGTTGCTGCCGACAGTAAATTTGAGAAAGGAGCCATGCCGTATGACTACGAGCGAATGGTCGGATATCTTTGCCAAAATCAAAAAACTGTCGGATGCTGATAAGGAGCGATTGCTTATTTTTCTGCACGCCCTGAAAGGTAACGAAGATAGCTCAACGCCTCCTGCTGCCGATCTGCCGGTAAATCAAGAAGCAGCTCAATAATTTCAGCCGTTTGGCCGTCCTCCTGCTGGAGGGCGGCCTTTATCATTTCCTTGGGAGTATGGCCCAGCAGAGAATCCAGCGACTCGCCCAGCTCATCCGCAATGGCGCAGGCCGTCACCAACGAAATAGAGTCGCTGCCGCTCAGTTCTTCTTCGATTTCCTGAACGCTGATACCCGCAGCCTCTAAGTCGGCCGGATCTGCATTATTCAAAATCTGCATCACGCTGTCGCGGAATTTCGAAGCCCACTCATTCCGGCTGGCTTCTTCATCCCATCCCATGATGTAAGACGGGGTCGTATCAAGTGCATCAGCAATAGCCTTGATTTTAGACTGCGTGAGGACACGGAAGCCAAGCTCAATCTTATTGATAGATGATTTCGACTTATAGCCGATTTTCTTTGCTAGTTCTTCTTGGGACATCCCCAATTCTTCACGTCGAATTTTCACTCTTTGTCCGATGGTCATGGTTTTGCATCCCCCTAAATTCTTCTGATGCAATTATAATACGGCGTAGGCATGAGGTCAACATTTTTTCAAATTTTTCAAAAAAATAGTTGACATTCGGTCTATGAGGTGGTAATATATGCCCAGTAGACAACCGATCTACGCCGAACGGAAAGCGAGGTGAACTTACTGTGACCAATACCACTTTACTCAAAGCAAAGATTGATGCCTCCGGCTACAAGATGAAGTATATTGCAAATCGCATTGGCCTTTCATATCAGGGATTTTTGAACAAAATTCGGAATAAAACCGATTTTACCGCACCTGAAATTAAAAGTCTGTGCGAGTTGCTCCACATCGGAACGGAGGAAATGAAGCAGATTTTTTTTGCTCTGTAAGCAGACTGTTTGCCTACTTCAAAACAGGAGGACCACATGGACACCACAATTCACATCAACGTGGCCGATATTCCCCC